ACACCCATGAGATAGAAAAAGAACTGCGTGAGCTTTATGTTCGCAGGGATGACTTGCGAGAGGTTAGGGTTGAGATGAGCGCAAGGTTTGACAAGATAGAGAGTTTAATCGGGTCGCTATATGATCGGCTAAACGACAAGGCAGACAAATGAATTATGAGCGACATAGACCCAATTATTACGGCAGCTCAACAGGCTACCCAAGGCATAAAGTCTGCCATCAAGTCTGGTCGTGAGATCAGCCAAGCAGTAGAGTCCATTCAAAACTTTGGGGTTGCGGAGCTAAAAGCCCGCCAAGCCTACAAGCTAAAGACTAAGACCAAGACTGACGAAATCACGATTATGACCGCGATGGCTGAGTGGAGACGGTTATATCGGATCAAGCAAATGGAAGATGAGGTCAAGGAACTACTCTGCCAACAGTTTGGCGAGGACGAGGGCCGTATCCAGTTTGGCAAGGTCTTAGACCTAAAAGAAAAAATGCAAAACGAGGTTAGAACCAATAAGCAAGAGCTTACCGATGACCTAAAACGCTGGCGGTCAGTCCAAGTCTACGCGGTAGGCATGGCTACCCTATTGGTCACCCTGTACTACATCTACAAGGGTCACCTGTGAGCGAGCGCCAAGACACCCTGACCAAGGTCTTAAACTATGTGGACAGTCCGTTTAAGTTATTTGCGTTGATCCTGATGGCAATCCTAGCGTTTGCTGGGTACATCGTTTACGACCACCGAGAGCTGATTGTCGGGACGTACAAGGAACACCAAAAGCTCCCCCAAATAGCCGAAGGTAGGGTCGATGACGCGGCTACCCATTTATTCAAGCACACCAACGCCCAAGTGGTCGCTATCTTCAAGGTCAACCCCCTAATTGGCTCGCGGGTCTTGTACCGCGCCTACACAAAAGAAGGCCGTGACAAAACTATGGAAGGTTTAGACGTTGGCCTATTTACAAGCAACGCCGGTAACAATAAGGACGTAGTTGCTCTCATGGCTAACGAGATCCCCTGCGGGGAGTACAAGGCAGCTCAATCCGAGGTGGGGCTTTGGTACATAGAAAAGGGTATGACCTTTGGGTGTAGGGTGAGCGTTCCTCCCGACCACACTCGGTTTATAGGCCAGATTACGGTCGGTTGGGCTACACCGCCAGCCAACCTAGACCAAGCAAAAACCATGTTGCAAATTGCCTCAACCATTTTATCAAAGGAGAAAAAATGATCCCTTTAGCCGCAATTATGAGTATTGGCGAGAAGGTCTTGGATAAGGTTCTACCAGACCCAGAGGCCAGAGCAAAGGCCCAAGCAGAACTGATCAAGGTTCAACAGGAAGGCCGTCTGGCTGAGTTAGCTGCGGACAACATCGAGGCCCAAGAGCTTACCAAGAGGCTCGCAGCCGACATGAACTCAGACTCTTGGCTATCCAAAAACATCCGTCCTATGACCTTGGTCTACATCCTGACGGCCTACCTAGCCCTTGCGATTATGGACGCTATGGGGCTAGACATCTCGGATAACTTTGTGTCCCTCTTGGGTCAATGGGGGATGCTGGTGATGTCGTTCTACTTTGGTGGCAGAACGCTTGAGAAGGTCATGGACATGAAGGCCAAAAAATGAACCTATCCGAACACTTCACCTATGACGAGCTGGTGCGGTCTGAGACCGCCGAGCGTAACGGTTGGCTCAATATCCCGTCCAACGCGGAGAAAGAGAACCTAATCCGTCTGGCGGCGCTACTAGAACAGGTCAAGGCTGCGGTCGGGGGTAAACCGGTAATGATCAACTCGGCCTTTCGGTCGAAACAGGTCAATGACGCGGTAGGATCTAAGGACACCTCCCAGCACCGGCTAGGCTGTGCGGCTGACCTACGGGTTCCCGGCATGAAGCCACGGGAGGTTGTAGAGGCTTGTATAGCGGCCTCTGTGCCCTTTGATCAGATCATCCTAGAGTTTGACTCTTGGACGCATATCAGCGTCCCAAACACCCCGGAAACGTCCCCACGCGGTCAAGCGTTAATCATTGACCGGCAGGGGACTCGGGGCTACAGTTAAGACGCTTTCTCTTTGCCCTTTGGGGCTTGACCCGGTCTAGGCCGGGTTCTTTTTTAGTACAGCGGGGCGCACGTTACATCGATGACAACGTCCCTAGTCACCCCTCCCACGGCCCTGCGACCGTAGATCACCACAGCCCTAGTCCTAGCCGCCTGACAGTCCTGAATGGCGTTGGCGGTCTCCAATCTGGTCATGGCGTGAACCTCTTTATCCACGACCAGCTTCTGCGTTGGTGGGGTGACGCTATAACCCCCGGGGTTTGTGGTGGCGCACCCGGTCAGGGCTAAAACTATCAGTAGTCTTTTCATCTTTTTTGTCCTTTTGTGAGCATACAAAGCAGACCATCGCGATCATCGCAATCATCCACAGAATAAAAAACCAAATGTCAGCGGCAACTAAATGTGAAATAAATGTCATGGCTCACCTACCTCCTTAATATTGACAATTACTTGAACTGGTTTGGCCTTGTAGTACCAGTACAAGTTCCTCGCCAGCCACTCATTAGCCGCCCGTTGAGTTCTAAATGTCAAGTTCTTAAAGGCTTCTTGCGGCATCGCACCATGTTCTATCTGAACGTAGCGGCCTCGCGAGTCTTTTAGAGCCCAGCACTTGACCCTAGTCGGCATTTTTACCAATCGAGGTCAGGGCTTGCGATAACTGCCAGCGCATATCCAAAATGATCTGCGTAATCTTTTCGTTATCGGCAAACGCCGGGGTTCTGATCAGACGCTTTAGCTCCGACAGGTTTAGGTCGAGCTTGATGATGATTGCTGAAATATCTTCCATAAAAGTTCCCCTAAAAAGGAATATCGTCAATTAGGCCGGTGGAGTCATAGCTTTCTTTTGGCTCATCTTTAACCTTGTCTCGCGGGGCTCCAGCGAACTCCAGCTCATTTAACCTTGCCCGCAGGGACGTTCCGGTAGTCCCGTCCTTACGCTTGTATTCCTCCAAGTGCGGCTCAGACAGGGTCACAAAAAGGCTCTGGCCTTTGACTAGGTGAGATTGGAGCTTCTCCACGCGGTCACCCCACATGGTCGCGGAGATCCATTGCGTAGGCCGCTTGCCGTCTGCGCCCTTTTTTCCGTAGTCCATCGCCAGCGATAGATCCATGACGGGCTTGCCATCTGGTGTGTAACGAACTGCGGGTTCCTTGCCGATTCTTGCTAATCCAATCAATAACATTTTTAGTCCTTATCAAAGTAAACAGCTTTGTTGTTGTAGAAATCAAACAGGGCCTCGCACTCAGCCAAGAACTGCTCGGCTGCGTCCTCAACTACCTTGATCTCCTCCGGGGTGGGTTTGAACTTCTTGATGAACAAGTCCTTACCCTCACCCATGCGCGGATCGTAAGAAACAAACCAGACGGGCTTACCGGTGACCGCAGCTTGTAGGGTCATCTGCGGCTTATACTCCGCAGGGACTTCCTGATTGGCGATGTACTTCATGTGGGTCTTGGTCTTGGGGCACTTGACTTCTATGAGCGACCCGTCAGACACGAACCCGTCCGGTGAACATCCAAGAAACTCGATACGCGGGTGGTCAATGAACGGGGTGTCAGTCACGATCAAACCGGTCACGGACTCAAACCGTTCCTTGGCTGCGGCCTCTTGCTCGACCCCCCATTGCATATCGGATGTCGTGTACTTGTCCGCGAAGGTGTTGGTGATCCTCTCGGCTACGACCTCATAGCGTAGATTCTCGCGCTCGCTGGATTCCTTGCCAGACTTCAAGAAGTTCATAGCCGCGCTCATACGCGAGGCGGTGAGCTTACCTAGCCGGGCGTTCCACCAGTTGCCGTCTAATTGGTATGGGTTGGCTTCACGCATCCTTGGCCCCCTTGAGTTCTGCGCCCTTATGCGCGGCCTCAGTCCTGACCAGCTCGCGCTCATCTGGGGTTAGCGCTTTCCAGAACACGGCTAGGATCTCAGAGCTTGATGCCTCATTGATCAGCTTGACCAGCTCCGCTTTGGACTTGGTAGCCCGCTTAGGTTTTGGTTCTACTGGCTGGGCCGAGTCAATTGCATCGTGTTCCACAATCTCCAAGGCTGAGACCCACAGGTATCTGCGGATATAGGTTTGGACTGCGCCCAAATTCTGAACCTCATGGCAACCCTTGAGAGCTGCCGAGGACATTGGGCTTGTTATTTTGATCTCTGATCCATCCTCAAGATCCACAATAGTCAGGGTCGCAAGATCAAGACCAAACGACACAACCCCGGCTAACTTTTTGTCGTGGAATATATTTTGGATCGCGGGCAAGAAGTCACTTAGCTCAAAGTACGAGTAATTTGCAAAAGTATTTTTACCGGACTTTTTGAGGTTGGTGTTCTGTAAAGCTATCCGGGCATCCATCAGTTTTTTGTATACGCTCACGTTATTCTCCATTAAATAAACATTGCTAAAACTGCTACTAGCGCAAGTAGAGCGCCACCTATTAAATCACCAAATTCTTCTTTAGTCATTTCGTTTCGCCTTTGTTTTCATGCGACCTTCATAGATATATTCTGCGTAACGG